CTCCAGCCGCGTACTTCAGAAGAGCGTCGACTAGGCCGGCAGGCGTCTGCGTGTAGTCCGGGCTCGAGGAGAGCCAGCGCGACGCCACCTGCAGGAAGGTGTCGAGCTCGACGACGTCGAACCACTGATGGAAGTAGGAGGCCTCGACGACATCGCCATCCGCGGGAGCCGTGCCTAGGACGAATTCGCCTGTCTCAACATTGTCAGAAGTAATTCCAGAAGCTGGGACCAGGACTGAATTGACGTATACTCCACCGGAGACTCCGGTGGTAAAATCGGTAGATCGCCTGCGGTAAAAAGTCTTGAAATTAAGGTTGACTCCATTGGATGGCCCAAAGCAACGATGGAGGTACGCGTAGCGGTCGTTCGGCTCATCCGAAAGCAGGGTCTGGAGGTCCGAAATTCCGCTCTGATAGGATCCTGATCCGTTGATCACAGCTCTCCTAGTTGTTCCAGACAGGTGTCAAGCGTTGCGTCGGCCTCGATGACGACGAACCGGATCCCGAGCTTCTTGAGCTTCGGGTGGTTTCGGAAAAGCTCCTGCTTCTTGTAGGAGCGCTCGACCTCCCGCTTCGTCCGTGGCTCATCGACGTAGAGCGGCTTTCCGTCCTTCGTGTAAGGGTAGAACTTCGCCACATACCGCCAATCGGCGTCGATCGCCTCGGGAAAGATCTCGTCAGCATGCGGCCATTTGTGGGTCCTGACGAAGAGGGTTTCGTTGGCGATCTGGTCGCTGATCGTGACGAACTTCTGCCGGAGCTCGACCCGGCGGATCCTCTCCTGATGCTCGGGGGAATCCGTGGTCGGACGCTCGATCCAAGGGTCGGCATCCGATGGCACAGGCCCGATGTCCTGCCTGCGATCACTCTCTTTTAGCGCCTCGGGCGCCACAACGCTGCGTTTTGCCATGGTCTTGGACCCCTCCACTCGGGCCCGATTATCCGATCCCCCGGGGTGTGGAGCCCCGGGGGATCAACCCTGCCAAGGAGAAATCAAGGCAAGATCAGCTGGTCACCGATCCGTCGTTGCCCTGCCAGACGAAACGAGGATCGATGTAATCCGCGTTGCAACGCAGGGTGAGCTTGTACCGGATGATGTCCCGGTTGAAGCTCTCGCCGGCGTTCGGGGCCTCCTGAGTGACTTCGGCCGCGGTCCTGAGCTGGGCGACGAAGAAGGGCTTCGAATCGTCCATGTAGTACCAGGCACGCGAGGTGCCATCGACCGTGCCATCGTTCTTGAACATGAACCGGGTCACCGTCAGGGCCGCGATCGACTCGATCGGGTTGACCGCGAACGCTCCGCCCGTGACTCCGGCGGCCTGCGCTCCAGCCGGGTAGAAGCTCGAGTTGAGCAGCACCGCGGCGTTGAAGCGGTCCTGCGGACTCACGATGAGCCGCCGAGGATCGACGTTCATCTTGAGACCGAGCAGGTTGACCATGTTCATCAGGCCGATGTTGCCGGCCTGGATGTTGGCAAGCGTCAGGATCCCGAAGCTCGACGGCCTGTTCTTGCCGCCGCCCCGGAGGCCCGTGCTCGAGAACGGGTAGCTCGACTCGTAGCTGGGCTTCGTCTCGGTGGCCGGAATCGTCAGGGTCGAGTAGGTGCCCCCGACGCCCGCGAGCTTCGCGTAGACGATCGCCTCGATGGCGAGCTTCGCGTACTCGCCCAGGAGGCCCGCCTGCTTGGCGAATTGGCCGGTCTGGTCGTCCTCGAGAAGCTCCCGCTCGACGGCGAACTGCGTGCCGTACTTGCGGTTGATCAGCTTGATGTCGAGGCCAGCCGCCCTGCTCTCCGGGTAGAGCTCCTGCTTGCCCACCTCGGACAAGAAGGCGATCCCGTGGAGCGGAGCGTAGAGCTCGGTGTCCTTATTGGAGTTCACCGTGGAGACCCAGCTCTCAAAGGTCGTCGGGACCGTCTGGTAGCTGTTGTTGACCATCTGCTGGATGCCGGCCCGCAGGACCTGAACGAAGGTCGTCGCGGAGTCGGCTTCCGACATCGCCGCCTGAACCGATGGGCCCAGGCCCAGCTTCTGGCAGACCTTGTTCCAGCTGAAGCCGGCCTCGGCGACCGGGAACTTCTTGGTGTCCGCGAAGTCGAAGCCGAACTTGCGGCGGAAGGCCTCCCGCATGTGGCGGACTTCCTTGTTCTCCCAGACGTTCCTCTGGATGGCCTTGACATTGGGCGTTTTGGCCTCGTTGACCCGGATCGTCTGGCCCTTGCCATTGGTCCAGGTGTCGCTCTCGGACATCTTCTGAATCTGCTCGAGATTCAGAAGGGGTCCTCCGCTATGCCTTTTTTCGGTCAAAAACATATTTTCTCAGTCCTTTCCTTATCCGAAGAGTTCAGAACAGAAGCGTGGTTCCGCCAGGCTGGTAGGCCCCGACCAGGACATTGCCCTGCTGGCCAGCCGCCGCCGAAGCGACCACCGCGCCGACGTAGACGCCAACCGCGCTGCCTGCGGCACCCGAGGTCACGGTCTGCGGGTTCGTCGTGGTCAGGTAGACCGGATCGCCCGGGTTGAACGCGTCGCCCGTCTTCAGGGTGAAGAACGCGACGACACCGAAGGCCGGGCCCGCCATGTCGGAGATCGCCTCCGATGCATCGACGGCCGTGCCCTGGTAGGGCGAGACCGGCAGACCGCTCGAGACCGTGTTCCTGGCAACGCCCAGGATCTGGGCGCCCGAGCCCGATCCGGTGACCGGAACCACGATCTTGTTGGTGTTGTCGAAGCAGAGGAGATCCCCCTGGTTCCACGTGCAGGCCGCCGAAGCGGCAAGCACTGGCTTCAGGCTCTCGAAGATCGACTTCGCCTGGTTTTCACCCCTGACGATGTTATTTTGTGCGGTGGACGCTGCCATTTGCTTTTATCCTTTCCTGTTCCGTGGTGGGTTAGCTGTCGAGGCAGTCCGTGAAGTCCACTGCCTTTGAGCCGCTTGACTCACGAAAGCCCGCGCCCTTTTCGGTGAAAATGGCCTCGTCATCGGAGCCCTGATCCTCGCGGCCGGTGTCGTAGGCCTTCACGAAGACCCCCCAGTGATGTTCGATCTCGGCGATCGACTTGGGCTTGCCCAGCGACTCCCGGAACGCCTTCAGGAACTCCGGAGAGCGCTCCTCGCCGGCGGCGGCCAGCTTCTTGTCGAGATAGGTCTGCACCTCGAGACGACCAACGGACTCCCGAAGCTTCGTGTTATCGGCGCGCAGCCGAACCAGTTCCTCTTTCATAAAACTGTCATCCTCCCTGACCGGATTTCGCCCGGCCGATTCCGTGGCCTTGGTTTTCTTGCCCGCGCTCATCGTCGACGGATCCTCAGATTCACAATGCGACTCGCCCTCGGCCTCGTGGTGCGACTCGCTTTCACTTTCGGACTCCGACTTATGGGACTCGCCTTCGGCCTCGGCCTGCTTCTGCTTCATCGACTTTCCGATGGCGAGCGAGTTCTTGAGGTGCATGCCCGCGGCCTCGTAGGCCTCGTGGGACTCCATGCCCTGCTTCATGAAGTGCTCGTGGGCGACCCTGGCCATGCCCTCGGCCTCTTCCTGGTCGACGCCGTGGTCGTCTCCCATGTACTGCGAGATCATCTTCTTGAAGAGCGCGGCGTCCTGGTCGGCATCCGCGTGCCCGTCATCACCGCCGCCGGCGGCCTCGCCCTCGGCTTCCGTTTTCTTGGGTGGAGGAGCATCCTCGGACTCGCGGACCTTCTTCTTGCCCGTGGTCTCGGTGTGCTTGGACGCCTTGCCTGCCTTGCCTGTCTGAGTAGCTTTCATGGGTCGTTTGTTCCTTTCGATCATGGAGAGAATTTTTCCGCCCGCTCCGGCCTCGGTCACAAGATCACAGCTCTGCGCGTCCCGGAGCACGCCGACCGGCCGGATCTCGTCGATCTGCTGCGCCTGGGCTTCCATGAGCTTGGCGACGACTTCCCGCGGGCCATCGTAGACCTTCAGGAAGTCATCGAGCCCGACCGTCAGCGCCTCTCCCTGCGCGTTGATCGAGAGTCCGACGAAGTCCGAGCTCGGGTACTTCTGCGCGTAGGCCATGGAGTTCTGGATCAACGACTGCGCCCACTCGAAGTGCGCGCCCTCGCAGAGTACGAGGGTGCCCTTTAGCTTGCCGCGGCCGCCCTCCTCGACGTAGTGGACGCCCTCGAAGTGTCCCAGGATGTCCCGGGTCGAGCGCTCCGGCTGCACCTGCTCCTCGAACTCGGTGGCGTGGTCGGCGAAGCACTTCCGGCCCTCGAAGATCGCGGCCGAGGCCTGCAGGCATTCCTTGGTGTAGAAAAACCGATCATTGAAGTTTCCCAGGCCCTCCTCGATCAGGACGACCTCGTACTTCGAACCCGGCGCCTTGGCCGGCGGAGAGTCGGACTCCGAGAGGTGGGTTCTCGAGCGGATTCGGACGCTCTCCCGTTTGCGCGCTGGCGGCGCGGCTCGGAGCGCCTGGGCATTGGAGGTGCCGGAGTCGGCCTCCTTGCCCTTCTTGGCGCGCTTCGGCCATTGGAAGGTTCCCCCGGTGTGGACGACAGTCAGGACCTGAGAGGGGAGTGCGGTTTCATCCATCGTTGGCGACGACGCCTCCCCGTGCCCGGAACTCGCTCTTCGGCCAGAAGTGGACCTCGATCACGACATCGCCGTCCTTGGAGGTGCCGTTCTGCGGCTTGACGATGGGTTGCATCTCGAGATCCATGAGGCTGAAACCTTCCTCCTTGCAGATGCGCTCGATCTTCTCGAGGCTCTTTCCGCAATCGACCTGATCGCGCCAGAAGTACTTCTGGGTGAGTAGCGCTTTCCGGAAGATGTCCGTGGAGCCATCGGCATGCTCCAGGATCTCCTCGGGGCGCGTACGATATTTGTCGGGGTTCCTTCTGAATTCGTCAAATGTCGGAAACCCACGCGGGATCAAGAAGGCCAGGATGTCCTCGAGCGAGATGTCCTTGAGGTCTGGAGCCGCGGTCTCAGAGAGTTGCGTCATTCTGTTTGATCCCCCTCTTTTGGGTGCTGGTCAGCGAGGTCTGCTTCGGGGAGTTGATCCCGAAGCTGCCTCCGCTGCTGAGTTCTCCGCCGCCGCCTGATTGCGATGGCTGCTCGCCAGGGGTCATGCTCGCGGGTGGATTGATGACTCCTGGGTCGACGAGAGGCATCGGGATCTCGGGGAGCTCGGTCTTCATGTCCTCGAGCTCGTCGGCGTAGGAGTAGTTGGTGATCCCGAGCTCCTTGGCGGCCATCGTCGCCGCGCGCTCGGGCTTGATCCACCGGCTCTGCTCGGAGAGCAGCAGGTCCTTGAGCTTCTGACTTCGGTCCTGAGTGATGATCTCGGGGAAGATCACGTTGACAACCATGTTCTCGAGCCCGGCCTCCGTCATGCAGAAGCTCCAGAGGCTGCGCAGGATCCGCTTCATCACCTCGCGGCGCTTCTCCATGCGCTTGGCCACGGGCTCAGTTGCCACGAGAGCCGATGCCCGGGTCTGTCCGCCCGAGAGATGGGTGCCGAAGTACGAACTCGGGATCCCGGATCCCGCCGAGATGCAGGAGAGGCACCAGTTGAAGACGTCGCTCGAATGCGCGCTCGAGTGCTGGTTGCCCAGATACTGACGCTTGATCGCCGCGCTGTGGACGAACTCCGAGCCCGCGTCGGGGATCGTGCCGAGCGCCTTCACGCTCTGCATGTAGGCCTGGATGTCGGCGATATCGCCGTTGACCTCGGTGTCGATCGACCACGCCGAGACCTTCTGGAGGCTGACCATGGCGTAGGCGACCGAATCCCGGAGCCGCTTCAGGTACTCGAGGATCGGGAAGTAATCGGTCCTGCCGCGCTTTTCGTTGGAGACCGAGTTGATCTTGAAGTGCAACATCTGCTCGGCCGGGATCTGCTGGTAGATGAACTTCAGCGACGGCTGCGTCGGGGTGCCGGCGAGCTCGTTGCCTCCGACTGCCGAGGAGTTGACCGCCGTAAAGATCTGGTACTGCGTCGGCTGGAGCCAGACATAGAAGAGCGGACGCGTGATGTCCTCGGGATAGGTGACGATCTCGACGATGTTGGATGGATCGATGAGCCTGACCCGCGGGATCAGCCCCTTCGGAGCCGTCTCGCCGGACTGCAGTCGGTAGGTGATCTTGCTCTGGTTATTCGGGAGCTTCCAGAACATCACCTCGCCGTAGATCGAGAGCTCGTTACAGCAATCGTCGATCTGCTGCTGCAGGTTGTTGGCCTCCTCGAAGGCCTTCCAGGTCGCCATGGCAAGCTTGCCTTCTGGCGTCGTGGTGTCGCATTGGACCTCGAAGCCGGTGCCCAGCACGAAGTCGCGGGTGATCTGGGTGATCGCGTGGGCGAACGGATCGTTGTGGTAGGCAAAAAATGCCTCCGCGTGCATCCGGATGTAATCGTTGTAGAAATAGAGATTCTTGTAGAAGGGTCCGCCGAGCAGGGGGGTGAAGTCGTGGCCCAGGGTCGATCCGCCGCCGTACCAGCCCTCGCGCATCCGGATCCCCTGGCCGGCGTTCTGCTGGTAGGCCTCCATGAACTGCGCGCGGTCGAGCTGCTTCATCCCGAACCGGACGGGCTTCTGGTCTCCTCCGAGCTCCGCGCAGATCACCCGGGCATCGAGAGCGATGTCCGGACGCTTTCGGAGCGCCTCGAGCATCTCAACCGTCGTGTGGACTCCCATCGGGTCCTCGCCGTCCCAGGCGCGGAAGCCCGAGTCGAACTGGTAGGTCTTGGGGTCGTAGCAGTCCCGGGTCAGGACGACTGCGCGGTACTCGCCAGGTCGCCTCTCTCGGGTCGGCTCGTGGGCGGGTAGAATCACGGATTGCGGTGCACGCCTTTTAAAGGGCCACATCAGGAAACCGCCTTTGGTTTCGCCCGATCTCTGGTCGCTTCCAGAAGGAGGGCATTTGTCACCCGGTCATGTCGGACGCCGGACTCGGTCTGCTGCAGCCATCGGATCAGGCCTCGGATCGCCGCCACGTGGTCGCGCCTTTGGAACTCGTACCACGCCACCAGAACCAGGACCTGCACTTTAAGTCCGATCAGCCAAAAGATCACGATGCCTCCAGCCAGTCGTTGAAGGATTGCCAGTCCGGACCCTCGACCTGGTCCACCGTGGCGACGGGCGAGGCCTGACAGCGGCACTTGAAGTGCGCGGGCGGCGTGATGGCGTCGCATTCGTCGCTATCGAGCTGACCACTTGCCAGCATCGCCTCGATCTCCTTCGAGGTCTTGCCGGCCCTCGGCACGCAGCAGTCCTCGCAGGTCTTCTGATCGAGAATCGCGATCCAGACGAAGTCCTGGACCCCGAGATCGTTGGCCGCAGCGACCTGGCCGTCGCGCACCTGCTTGACGAAGTCCTCGGTGGCCTCCTGCTCGACCTCCCAGTTGTAGCGCATCATCCCGGTCTCGGGATCCCAAGCCGCGGCGTTATCGAACCGGGTAGGGGGAAGCTCGGTGTCCTTGTAGGCCTGGACGGCGAGGTTCCAGTCGTCGTCGTCGATGAAGTCCGAGTCGAACCAGGCCCCGGGCTCGTCATCGAGCGGATAGCGCGCTTCCTTCACGCGGGTCAGCGCGCGCTTCGGGCGCTTGAAAACTGCAATCGAGGGGAACGCATCCCGCACGGCCTCGACGATCTCCGTGGGATCCTTCCCCATGATGATGGCGAGCTCGAAGGGCTTGACGAGTCGGTGCCGGAGCGCCATCAGAGCGCGCCAGATCCGTTGATCAAGCGGGCCCTCCAGGGTTGGCGCCTTGACCGCTTGGTCCATGCGGTGCTTGAACTCGGCTCGGGACAGCGGTTTCCGCCTTTGGGTCGCGCGGCCAATCGCCTCCCGCTCCGAAGCGTAGGTCAACACGAAGACCGCGCGCCTCATGTTCAGGATCCGCCGGTATAGGTTCGGGATCAGCTGAGCCATGATCTCGCGGACTCCGAGATCGAAGTGAAGAGTCGTCTGATGGACAATCGGAGTGGCGCGCCCGGACTTCAGTGCCAACTGGGCGGCCAGCCGCTCGATCTCCGTCAACGCCTGATGGAGCAGGCGCGACAGATCGATCTGTGCGTGCTGGTGGATCCGCTCGAGAGCGCGATCCCGCTCGGCAACGAAGTCACGGTATCGCGACGAATCCAGACAGCTCTCCGGCATCGGCCCACGAGTGTCCGAAAGTCATCTGAAATCTGCAAATGCTGGCGGCCGCGCTTAGCACAGATCTGGGACGGATATCCCTCACCGGAATGGGCACTCTCGGTGAGGGAGAGGGGGGCGGGACATTTAGCGCGATGACCTCAGGCGCTATCATCCCTCCCCTCACCGGAACTGGCACTTTCGGTGAGGGAATAATATCCGGCAAAACGAGCGGACCACCGTGTCATGTCACAGGTTGACCCGTTCTTTCGATTGTCCGATTTCGCAATTACGAATCGGACAGCGCTTTGGCTAAAGGTATGCGTGCTCGATCACGTAAAGCTTCCCAGGCTTCGGCCTGAGCTGAGTCGAGTAGTAGGCCACCGGGTAGCCGGCAGCATCCGAGGCGTGGGTGCGCTCCGGGTCCGACTTATCGATCACCGCGCCCTCGGCGCCCTGCTTCCAAATGGTGCGCTCGAGGTCGAGCCTAAGCTCCGGGCAGGTCTCCGGGTTGTAGGTGAAATTAATCGAGCCATCGGCTGCGCGCAGGGCGGAGTTGACGACGTTGACGCGGTCCTTCACGGGCGGGTTGGCCTCGGGCGTTAGGTTTTTGACGGAGATGCCGGCTGCACGCAGGGTCTCCAGGATAATCTGGTAATCGGTCGCAGACGCGCTCGAGCGCCTGGCCTTGCCGCTCGCGTCGCCGATCAGGATCACGCCGGGCTTGTGGCCCTGGAGCTTCGGGATCAGGGCTGGGGCGGCCTCCTGCGTGTTCGTATTCCGGATCACGAGCTCGTCATGCCAATGGACGGCCTGGCCCTTGAACTGGCCCAGCACCCAGCACATCTTGCCAACGTTGAAGTCGAGGCCGACGACGATCGGGAGATGGGGCGAGATTTTTTGTCCGCGAATTGCGAACGGGTGATTTATGCGCTGATTATGCGCGCCGTGCGAGACGTAAACTTTGCCGACGCCGAGCTCACGGAACTCGGCCAGGATCTCCTGGGCGAATTGCTCCTCGCTCATGTCTGCCCGGGCGGCCTCGAACTCCTCCTGGGTGAAGTGCGGATTCGCTGTCGAGGGCGCCTGGATCGATCCCCAGTTCGGATCGCGGCCTGACTCGCCTTTTTTGAAGAGCTCGTAGAAGCTATCAAAGCCCGAGGGCGTTGAGACGAAGGCCGCCCAGCCCCTCGTTGTTGCCAGCATAGGCCGGATAACCATGGGCCAGAGGTCTCGGTGCTGCTCTCGCATCTCGTCGATGATCGCGCCATGAAGCGTCTCGCCGCGAAGGTTCTCGTAGTTGTCGCCCGAGACGAAGCGGATCGCGCTCATATTGATGAGCTTGACCCTGAGCTCGGTCTGGTTCTTTTTAAGCAGGATGCTCGAGACTGACCAGAGCATAGAGACAAGTCTGCGATATTGAACAGTCGCTTGGTCGTAGGTGGGTGAACAGAACCAGAAATTTTGTCCAGGAATCTCCCACGCTCGCTTCAGAAGATCATTCAAACAGGCGGATGACTTTCCGCTCTGCCGTCCCCAAGCAGCGACGCGGTAGCGCTTCTGAAGCCTATGGAATTCCATCTGCTTCGCGTGCGGCTCGTAAAGACGCAGAATTTTAGTCTGCGTTTCCATCCTCGTCGGCGCCGCCGTTCGTACCGGCCTCCACTTTGGATCCCCATTCGGCGATGTAAACGATCCTGGGTTCAATGGCTCCTGGCGAACTCGATTTAAAATCAACCGATTTCAGGGTCGGATGCAGGTACTTGCATGCATCGCTTGCGGCGGCTCGCCTTTCGTGAGGCTCGATCGTGTCTATCACGACCGTTCCGCGGCCGGCTGGCACTTCTCGGGTCGCACTGGAATAACCAAGCCGTTTCCAATCGCCGGCCGCAAACAAGAGTAGGATCTCAAATGGATCCACGCCGAGCTCTTTCGCCTTATCTTCGGCAAGCTGGCTTCGCTTGTTCTTGACGCCCTTCTTCCTTCCGGATCCCGGCGTTTTTGGTGCTCCCTTTGGTCTTGACGCTCCCATGCCCGCCTATTTTGACCTACTTTAGGCCATGTAAAAAGTTTAGGAGACCCGTCATCCGCCGCCCTTCTTCCGGTTCTTGTAGCATCGACACTTCGAGCAAAGGTTCGGGGCCGGTGCCGTCGTGGAGACAAACACGGTTGAGCAGAAGGAGCAACTCGCGGTTCGACAGGCCTCGCAATAGCCTGTCTTGTGCTGGGTCGGGTTCTCGCATCCGTAGGTCATGCAGGGGCTGTGCAGCTGCCGCCCAAGCGCGCCCAGAGAGGATTCCCGGAACTTCTCCATCTGAGAAATCTTCATGCCGAGGCCTTCGCGCTGTCAAGCGCTTCTGGCCGCGACACCTCCTTGATCTTGCCCATCGCCCACATCCCGAGAAGTGGATCGAAAGGATCTCTCTCCGAGCGGCGGAAGCCAGCGCGCATCACCTGATCGAGCGTGTTTTGCCGGATCCGGTTGATCTCTGGTGCCCCGTACTGACCGATCATCGCCTCGTAGGCCTGCGAGACGATCGCCTCGTGCTCGTCGGCGGGGAGCGCGAAGGCCTCGCGCGCTCTGGCGGCGAAGCTCTCGGCGTTGCCGGGCTCGTAGGTTAAGACGCCCGCTCTGCGCCACTCCGGAAGATCGGGGCCCACGCAGATCGCCCCCGCGTGCAGGGCTTCTTGATAAGCGATGTTGGATTTTACCCGATTGAAAAAGCAGTCCATCAGGGGGAAGAGCAGGACCTTGGGCGCGTTCACGTAGAGCGTCTTCATGTACAGAAAGGGATCCTGCATCGCGATCGGCTGGTAGGAGCCGGGCTTCATCTGGGCAAACAGCGCCCAGGGCGCGTCGCCGTAGAAGAGGGTCTTGGCCGGGAGATCCCGGAAGCCCTCCGCCACCGAGAGCAGATCGGCGTCGTGGGTCCGGGTTCCCCGCCAGGCGAAGATAGGGGTCCTCGCCAAAGGCTTTGCCGCGCGGTACGGGTAGATATCGCTGCGGTAGCAGTTCGGGATGATCACCACGTTCGGGTTGACGAGCTTGACCCTCTGGTAAAGGGCGTCGGTGGTGACCGAGACGACATCGGCCGCCGCCATCATGGTGGCCACGACATTCTGGGTCGCCTGCGCGTTGTAGTTGCCCGCGGTCGGGTTCCAGAGCGGGACATCGAAGAGCCAGTCGTCGTAGTCCACCCAGACCGGCACGTTCATGTTCTTGGCGACCTTCAGGATCGTCATGTCGCCGTCGCGGCAGGGCCGATGCATGAAAACCAGATCGCACTGATCCACGGTGTCCCAGGCCACGCCCTGGTTACCGATGTCATCCTGGGCGAGCCGGATCTGGACGACATCGCCGCGCTTTCTGGATTGCTTGGCCAGGTAGCTCCAGGGGCCCATGCACCGGTAGAAAGAGTTGGCGTCCTTCGCCCACGGGGAAACAACGAGGATCTGGATCATGAATTCTCTTTCCTCACGCGCTCGAGCTCGGCCTGGGTGGCGTCGAGCTTTGCCTTCGCTGCGTCAAACTTCTGGGCCATCCGGGCCTGCTCCTGAAGGGAATCCGAAAACAGCCGGTCGATATTGAGATTCAGAAGTTTCTGCGCGAAGCTCAGATCGCCGAGCGAGGGAAAGTGGGTTGTGTCATACATGTACTGGCCGTTCTTCAGGCTCAGGATGATGAGGCCGTCGGGCTCCATGGACCGGTGGCGATCGAGGACCGCCGTCATCTGCTCCCTGAGCTTCGCCCGGACGGCGTTGAGATCATGAACCTCCGCCTCCTTCTGATTCTGCTCGGGCTTCTTCAGTTCTGCCTGGCTCTCAGGCAGGGCGGGGGTTTGGGCTTGTTGCTCCATCAGGTAGTCTTCCTTTCGCGCGGAGCCGTCGAAGCTCCTCTTTCTGCAGATCCAGGGGTTCATTCGGCCGCTTCTGATACAGAGTCGAGTGGGGCCGCATGTCCTGACTGCGTGGTTTGGTATAGTAATACACCGCAAAACTTTTCCGAGAGATCCCGGCCGGGCAGGAGAGCGGATCGGGGTGGCCGTGGAAGCTCTGATCGTCCACGTTGAAGAGTACGAAAGTCCCTAAGCTGGGCTTGATCCTGGCCTGGCACTCCCGCATCTCCTGATCCCAGAGCTCGAGCTCGCCGCCCCACTTCTCCTCCCAGTCCTCGTTCAGGAACAGGATCCCGTTCAGCCTGCGCTCGAGGCCAAGCTTCGGGTGGATGTTGTAGTCGGCGTGGATGTCGAGCTTTCCGCCGCGCTCGATCAGATGGAAGCCGCCGCCCCGGAGGTCTGGGTCCGGGAGGAGGCCATCGATCCCGGTGATCTTCTCGGCGAAGTTCAGGAAGTAGCGGCTTGCGAAAAACTCGATCCACCGATCGATGGTCGGCGAGAGGCCGTGGATCCGATCCATCGCGCGTTTGACTTCAAAGCAGTTGTTGTAGCGATACCAAGAATCGTCGAGGGGCGGTACCGATGCGGCGAGCGCCCGGACATCGCGGAGGTTGAAGATCGAGTCCGAGACGAAGTGAGGGAAGGGCCGGGCGTTTCGGTAATACCGCTTCAGCGGTCCCTCCTCGAGCTCGAATCGATTCATGAAGTAATTGCTGAACACGCATTTTTTGATGCGATAAAAACATCAGACTGACAAGCGCGCAAATGATGATACACTGAGTTAGACGAAATGGATGCCCCCTGGTTCAAAAAGAAGATCGTAGAAACCCATGGAAATCAGCGTGCTTTCGCTCGCCGTCTCCGGGGGCCGAACGGAAAACCAATCAGCCAGTCAGCTGTGTCGCGGACGCTCGCGGGCCAGCGCCAGTTTCAGGTCTCCGAGATCCGGCAATACGCCAGGCTCCTGGGAGTCCCGGTCCTGGAGATTCTGCTGCGCGCAGGCATCCTCTCCCGCGCCGAACTCCGAAGTCGGTGTGATAAGCGGAAATAGTCAACGGGCCTTATTCAAAATGACATTAAACATTATCTATTTTTGTGCTGCAAAATTTCCACATGCACCAGGACACCCGTGGCGAGTTGGAGCAACTTGAGTTCCTATCATTTCAGCTTGTGAGCCTTAGCGCGGACCTCTGCCGGCTCGCCCGCGAGCTTGCGGAGAAACGCCTCCGCCGCGGGAAGGTCTCTCTCATTGACTCGGCCGAGGAGCTCGATAAGGGGCCGGATAGCGGCGCCTGATTCGGCCGGCGTTTCTTTCGCGGCCTCCAGGAAGTCCGTCAAGATGTCCGAGAGGACATCCCCGGCTGCGCGACCTCCATACATGCGGTCGCAGAGTCTACTAAATTCGTCGAACACGTTGACGTCGACGTAGATCGACCTCTGGCCCATGGTCCGCTTTTTTTTCGCGTATTTGTGCGGATCAATTGTCATTAAGTATTAAGTCTACCAAAAAGCCTAATATATACTATAGGTTATTTAAGGGTAAAATTACAGATTTTATGGGAGAAATATGTCGCATTTTATGGCTAGCCACGCTATTCTATAGTCGTACGCTTACTCCGGCCTCCGGATCCTCTTCGTTGCCATCGGTGGCGCTGAGGCCCCGGGGGCTGGTCAGGCGTACCCTGACGAAAGGAGTAGAACGTGACTCTTCAATTCATCCACGCCCACCTGGGCGAGACGTTCCGCGAGATCCCCGCTTCCATCTGGGCCCTTTGGTTTTTCGCTACCCTTGCGGTGGGCGTGTTTTTCCTCTTTCTCGAGAGGGGCACCCGATGAGGCCGAATCGCGTCTATTTGGGCGATGGTCTTTACGCGGCCGACGACGGCTACCATTTCCTGCTCTTCTGCGAGCGCGAGAACGGCGAGAACTGGGTCGCCCTGGACAGCGGCGTGATGTCGGCATTCTTCGCGTACATCGAGCGCCAGCGCAGGGTTCGGATCACCATCGAGGCCAAGGAGGGCAAGGCCGATGAGTGACGATACTCGCAACATGCTCGCCGCGGCGATCCCCGCTCTGATCTGGGTGCTCTGCACCTGGTACATGCTGACTCATCAAGCCTTCGCCCTCGGGGTCGGCCGATGAGGGTTCGCGCGGCCAAGCTCGTGGGGAAGCCTGGCTACCGGTCGCGGGAGGACACCGTGATCCACGCGATCCGACGCGACAAGGAGATGCGGGAGCGCGCGTTCTGCAGCAGGCTTCCGAAGCCGCACTCGCTGGGCTGGAGCCAGGCGGGTTGCTACGAGCTCGAGCAGGTGAACTGCCAGCGCTGTCTGCGACGGATGGCGGCGGAGCAGGGTGGGGGAGTACACGATGCAGAAGAGTGATCAGATCAACGAGCTTTTTGCGGCTCTCGCGAAAGCCCAGGGAGAGATGACGTCCCCCCCGAAGGACAAGACGGCCAACATTCTGACCCGGGATGGCAAGACCTACCAGTATTCCTACGCCGATCTGGCGACGATCATCACGACGGTTCGGAAGCCGCTGGCGGCGAACGGGCTCTCGGTCAGCCAACAGCTCGAGTACCAGGACGACTTCCTGGTGCTGATCACGATCCTTGCGCATAGCTCCGGACAGTGGTGCGCGAGCACGATCCGACTCCCACCACCGTCCGGGAGAGCGCAGGACTTCGGTGCGACCCTCACGTTCTATCGCAGGTACTCTTATTGCGGCATCCTTGGGATTGCTGCTGATGACGACACGGATGGCGACGGCGCGGCGGCGCCGCCTCAAAAAGGGAAGGCGCAGGCTCGCGCTGGTCAGGGTAAGTCCGCTGGCGCTCCAGGCGCTCCGGGCAAAGGTCCAGGGGCCCAGATAACCCCCCCGAGCTCTCCGCCCGCCCAGGGGCAGGCTGGGGCCCCTAAAGTCGATCCCAAGAGCTACCGCGCTCAGCTCGCCAAGCGCTGTCAGGCCGCCCAGATCGACATGAAGGTGCTCGCCGCCTGGCTCGAGACCCAGTTCGGCGTCGCCGACGTCGACAAGCTCAGCGAGGCCCAGCGTGTCGCGCTCGACAACTACGTGACGAAAGAAGAACGCGCGGCCAAGAACGCCGCCGCGATCGCGCCCGAGAGCCCGCCCGACTGGGATCGGGAGCCGGGCTCGGAGGACTAACGCAGTGCCAAGCCAGGTTCGATTCGTTGCCGCCCTCCTCGCCCGGGGGGGTGGTCATGGCTAGAATCAACGTGGATGACGAACTCCACGCCGAGAAGGGCTTCAAGCGGCTAGTCCGAAAGCTCGGCGACGAGGATCGCGCGGTCGGGATGCTCTATCGCTTCTGGCGAATCGCCCAGGACTACTGGGGCGACGAGATGGCACTCATGCCCCGGGAGGAATTCGACGCCGAGGGGTTCGACCCGATCCTAGAATGCGGACTTGCCGAAACTCGGGAGACCGGAGTTTATGCCAAGGGAGCAGAGGGGCGATTCGCCTGGTACCTGCAAAAGTGCCGGGCGTCTAAAGCGGGGGTTAGGGCCAGAATGGCCAACCGGCGCGAGTCCGCCGGTAAACCCCTTTGTGGAGCAGCCGATGAACCGGCGGAACCTGCCCGGTCAACCGACGACACTCCGTCAGACAACCCTACCTCTTCCTCTACCGTTACCGTTACCGTTACCGATAATAAGAGAGTCATCCGCGCTAGCGCGCTCCCCCCGCTGGCTGAAATCTGGAATCAACACTGCGGCACGTTGCCCAAGATCCGGGGCTGTGGCGGAACGCGTCGGAGGCAAGCCGAGGCGCGCTGGCGGGAGAAGCCCGATGCCGAGTACTGGGCGGAGGTCATCGGGCGGATCAACCGTTCTCCGTTCTGTCGCGGCACCAACAACCGCGGGTGGCGAGCCAACTTCGACTTCCTGTGCCGGCCGGAGACCCAGCACAAGGTGCTTGAGGGTCAGTACGACGATGGCGGCGGCAATGGCGCTTACCGCGGGATCGCCGAGCTCCTCGGCGAGGAGGGGCCGCCTTGACCACCGAAGAATTCGATCGCGAGATGAGTCGCCTCGCCGAGACCTTCCCGAACGCGTACCGCGACGAGCGGCGAAAGCTGATCTGGCGCGAGGTCTACCAGCTGCCCGCACAGGTTTGGGCGAAAGTCGTCGACTATCTGATCGGCGATAGCCGGCAGCCCCCGATGATGCCCGAGATCCGGGAGGCTGTGAGTCGAGAGCGAGAGCGGAGTTGGCAATTTAAAAAGCGAGAGCATCAGGCGCAGGCGCAGGAATTCTGGGCCTCGCTCGAAGAGTACCAGACGATCTGCCCGATGATCCGCGATTGCCTGGATCGCCAGGACGAGTCGGCATGGGACGCGCTCTATCGGCTTATCGAGCGGATGCGTCTGCCGAAGGAGGGAGGCTAGCTTGTCAGAAAGATTTGGCCCGTGCCCGAACTGCGGCGGCAGGGGGAAGAAAGAAACGCTGGTTGCCCGCAAAGTCCTCGCGGAGGTCAGCTCCGATCTCTTCGAGCACGACGACCACGACGAGATCCAGCGCGTGGTGACCCATCAGGAATCTTGGGTGATCCGGGAGTGCGGAAGGTGTATGGGCACCGGACACAGCGGGGAGGCCCGGCAATGACAAAACCCCTCCCGCTGAACGTCATCCGCCCCCTGCTCGAGGAGCTTCGTTCCGCGCTCTACGACCTCCTCGACGGCGTCGATCTCCCGGAGTCCAAGGACGAAGAGGAGCAACTTTTGCAAGGAGCTGCCGCGCTCCTGTTTCTGGTGGTTCAACTGCGGCTGAAGAGAACTCAACCAACGAAAGGAAAATGAGTCGATGAAATACGTGATTGTCCGAACTTACGCCATGGGAGTATTCGCGGGCGAGCTTGACCCCGCAAGCACCGAGACCTGCAAGATCCTGCAAAATGCCAGGCGGATTTGGTATTGGGATGGTGCTTCGAGCCTGAGCGAGCTCGCGACGAAGGGCACGTCGAAGCCACAGAATTGCAAATTTCCGGCGCCCGTTCCGCGCGTTGAACTCACGTCACCGCGGGGCTTTGAGCTCCTGGACGTGACCGACGCCGCTCGCGAGTCGATCAATTCCGTTCCCGCCTGGAGCCAGCACAAGTGAGTCCTAAAGGCTACGGCGACGGCTCCGGCTCCGGCTACGGCTCCGGCTCCGGCTACGGCTACGGCGACGGCGACGGCACCGGCTACGGCGACGGCTACGGCGACGGCTCCGGCGACGGCGACGGCTCCGGCTCCGGCTACGGCTACGGCGACGGCGACGGCGACGGCTCCGGCTCCGGCTACGGCTACGGCGACGGCGACGGCGACGGCTCCGGCTCCGGCTACGGCGACGGCTCCGGATAAACGAATCTTCCCCGGGCGCCTCGAGCGTCCGGGCCTTTCTCTGCAAGGAGCCCTCCAATGGACCTGACTGCAATCAGTATTCTGTACATGGATCCCGCGATCATTCTGCAGACGATCACCCAGATGTGGGCGACCGCCGGTTTCGCTTGCAACCCCTCGCCCTGGATGCTCGTCGACAACCGCTGGCCGCTGAGCACCGAGCCCGAGTGGATCGCCGCGGTGTCGAATTTCAAAAGCGCGCTTGCCTGCGCCAACCCGATCCTCGAGCGCCCGGAGAGAAACCGCGGCGGGCACGGCGGCTTCAACTTCGGCCTCGAGAAGCTGAAGGCGCTCACCTCGTTCACCGCGGAGACTCTGGTGCTCAACTACGACCTCGACATCTGGCCGCTGACCCCGGGCTGGGGAAAGGCCATGGTGGACGTCATGCGTGCCGACCCGAGCCTGGGCTATGTTGCGCTCCTCGACGAGCGCTGTGTAAATAATCGGCGCTGGCGCTTTGAGACGATCGCTGGCCACCGATGCGCGGTCACCGACTCGACCGACATGTGGGCCGCGACCCTGTTCCGGGGCCGCGCGCTCGACAAGGGGATGCTTGCCCCCACGCTCTACTACGGCAAGGTCGAGATCGCGATGGAGGCCCACATGCGGGAGATCGGCATGCGGTGGTGCTATCTCTACGACTTCCGGGAGACCAAGCACCCGGTGCCGCATCACCCGATCTACTCGCAGTACAAGCGCGAGCACGCCGACGGCCGCTACTTCGGGAGCTTCGAGGAGTACGTCCGGGACAAGATGCCGCTGTCGGGAGCCGTATGACCGTCGGGCGGCCCGTGCTCAGGTACTTCGGCGGCAAGTGGCGGATTGCCCCTTGGATCATCGAGAACTTCCCCGAGCATCGGATTTACACGGAGCCATTCGGAGGAGGAGCAAGCGTTCTTATGTTGAAGCCGAGGACCTACGGCGAGATCTACAACGATCTGGATGGCGAGGTCGTCAACGTGTTCCGCGTGCTCCGGGACAGGCATCGGCGACTTCGTCGGCTGCTCGAGGCAACCCCCTTCGCTCGTGACGAGCTCGAGCTTGCCCAGAACCGGCGTTTCGTGAAGGATCCGGTCGAGCGCGCAAGACGGACGATCATTCGATCGTTCATGGGTTTCGGCGCTGACAGCGTGACTCGAAAATGGCGCACTGGCTTTCGCTCCAACTCCAGCCGCGCAGGCACGACGCCAGCGCACGATTGGGCGAGCTGGCCCGTCCATATCGAAGCCTTCCACGAACGGCTTCGGGGAGTGGTCATCGAGAATCGCGATGCTCTCGAGGTCATGCTCTCGCAGGACTCCGACGAAACTCTGCACTACTGCGATCCCCCATATGTGCACGCGACCCGCTCGGACATCCGTACGCGTGGGCTGAAGACGAATGGCCATGGCTATCGGCACGAGATGACCGATCAGGACCACTTGAAGCTGATCGACTTCCTAGCCGGGCTTAAGGGGATGGTTGTTCTGAGCGGGTATCCTACGCCGATCTACGATCGCCTTGGCTGGGAATATCGGGAAACGCGGGCGATGACCTTTCACCGAGGAAACGTCGGTTCGCCTCGAACGGAGCGACTTTGGCTCAACCCTTCGGCCGTGAAGGCCATGCGGCAGATGAAACTTTTTCAGGAGGTAATCCCATGACCCAGCGTAACCGAGAAGCCGGTGGGGAGGGGAAGGCGTGGAAGGCGGGTGATCGGGTCGCGTTCAGCCGAGTGAGTGGCGGCTCGGCGTTCTATCCGAAAGACCGCAAGCTCCATCCGTCGACAATCGCGGTTCGAGATCGCGGAACCATCCGCGACTTGAATCAAGGCGTCGCGCTTGTCGAGTGTGAAAGCGGGCTGCACGTGGTAGCCCTTCTCGGCTGCCGCCGTCTCGTGAAGCGTAAGGCCCAGGTATGGGAGGGTGAGTGGGAGCGGGATTCGTTCTGTACCATGAAATTTGTCGCGCCCTACGATATCTTGCGGATTGGCAAGCGCGCGATCCTCGTCGAAGCCCGCACCAAAGCCATGAACCCCGGGCCGCGCCCGGAGAAGGAGTGAGGAGATGAAAGCGAAGAAGAAGCCTGCGAAGCTGAGCGAAGAGGAACTGATGCGGAAGAAGGTAACGGAATACCTGAAAACCTGCGATGGTTTCGCTATCGTGATCGACCACGGCCCGCACCACACCATCCATTTTCATGGCAAGGCCCTTCCGCTTATCGGCATGGTTCAGCGGCTGGCCTATCAGATGCTCAGGAGATACGACGAGGCGTGGGACGGGAAATAGCCCGCATAACTTGCCCTCTCGCACCCGCGAGGGGCAGCGGGGCCTCGGGCGCCAGGCCGCGAGTCAACGTAGGCGGGCCGTAAGCGGTGGCCGCCGGCCCGGGGCCCTGATTTTGGAGGAATGATGAGAAAGAGAAAACTACAGCGGTGCTACAGTTGCGGCTGCCAGCGCGCATGCCTGGTGAAGTCGCAAGTCCTGATTCAGCTCTCTCCGAAATACAAACTCGGAACGAAATGGGCTTGCGTCCCCTGCTTCCTGGATTTTCTACTGCTCAAGGGCGAAACGAAGGGAACTTACAATTACAAAAAAGCGATGATGTGCGTGGAGGATGCTCCATGACCCTCTCAGCATGGCTCGACCGACTGGAGCGGCTGGCTTCGGAGGCGACGCGCGGGCCTTGGGAAGCTCATGAATGGTATGGCGCCGAGGATGGAGGCTGGTGCGCCGTCGGACCTCACCACCACGGAGAGGACGACGAAGAAGGCAATCCGCCTGACGGCGATGCGCACGATAAGGCTAAACGCGACAGCGCCTACCTCGCCGCCATCCCTCCCGAGACGGTCCGGGCCCTGGTCGCTGTGGCGGCGGCGGCAGCCGAATTCGCAGGCGGAAAAACTCCGGCCGTAGATTCGTACTGTAAGCTGAGTGCGGCTCTCGCCCAGCTGGCGCGAGTCGCGGAAGGAGCCGGGGAATGAGCGGGTACACTCCACCAAGGTTCTGCTCCAGATGCAATGAGCCTACCTCACTTTGCATCTGTACATCCGGCCTGCCCGACTCCATGGTTCGCTGGCAGGAATGCGATCCCAGGCCCGCCCAGCCCGACGCCCCATCGGCGCTGGAGCGGGAGTTGGAAATAGATTGCGGCGACAATTCGTGCATGTTCGCGACGAAAAAGGGCGGAATGCGGACCAATGGCGGCTGTCGCTGTTTGGAGCATCACGGCTTCTCTCGCTCAACTGTAAAATCGCTGCATGAAATGCTTCCGGAGATTATTCGGCTCCGCGCCGAGAACGCACGCCTGATTGAACTTATAGAGGCGTGCAAAGATTCTCTTGAAGTCTATGCGAACCGCTCTAATTGGTATGACCTTCTCCCAAACGGTCGCAGGGAATTCCACGACGGATCAGACGAAAATCTTGGCTATGATGCCGCTGACGAGGCGTTGCTCGGGATTGCGCTCGCCACGGGGAAAGGGGATGGGGATGGCGAAAGTTAAAGCCTTCATAATCGACGATGAAGAAGTCGCTGACTTAACTCATATGCACGAATCTGGCGGGGAAATGCGCGTAGCTATCTCTTGCGGCGTGGACCTGTCTCCTGCGGACGCCCGCAAGCTGGCTAAGTGGTTACTTAGGGCTGCAGACGCATGCACCGCCCATAACCGCTGCCTCGCGGCCCGGAAGAGGGAGGGGAAATGAGTCGAAGCTGTTGCGCATGCGATCCATGCATGTGCCATCTCAAGCCAGGGCGCGCTTCCACCCCACCCGACGACGTTTACAGTAAACCATCCAGTGTAAACTATCCCGAAAACCGCTGGGAGAGGGAGGCAAGACAGGTTTACGAAACTCTCGTCGCGAAGATGCTGACTCCAGAGCTTGCTCTGCGCGATGTAGGAACTATCGCCTCCGCGCTCCAGGCCGCCCACGACGCGGGGCTGGAGAGGGCGGCGGCGAAGGCCGGCGATACCAGCGACCTGACGACTCAACTGGGCAATCGCTTTGATGAGGGCTACTCGCAGGGACGTTACGATGCTATGCTTGCTATCCGCGCCCTCAAGGATTCGTCATGACCTGGCAGCAATATTGGGATTGGGCCCTGAAAGACCTCGAAATCCGACTCATTCTTCTCGGAGTCATACTTGTTGCTGCCTTCGTGCTCTGGCTCAGTCTTGATGACTGAGTTCTGATTCGATCTTTTCAGATGGCTGTGCAACCATTTATCGAACCTGGATAAGAAAGGAATGCCCCATGTCGAATGATGCCAACCAGCAACAAGCTCAGACCGATCTCGGCGCCACCGTAACCAAGCTCCAGGACTGCGTGCAACAGCTCGAGCACGTGATCGCCGACTTCCAGTCCTACAACTCCAGCGTGATCCTGGCGGACCTGCAGAGCGCCCTCGCCGCGGTTCAGAACGCTACTGCGGTGCTGACCAAGGACAATCAGGTGGTCGGGGACTTCGCTCAGATCTGATGAGCTCAGCGGCGACGGTCCTCTTCGTCATCCTGATCTTCGTGCTCCTGCTGACCTGCGGATTCGCTCTTGTGCTGGTCAAGCAGGAGCGCGAGATCCGGGAGCTCAGCAAGAAGATGAACCGTTTCGCCAGGAAACAGAAATGGCCGCTTTCTCCTCCCTGATCCCAAGATGAATTCAATAATGGACGGATATCGCTGCGCATTTGTTTGGAGCCACCCATGCCCGGCAAAGCTGGAGAGCAAACCAGAGACGTATGTCATTCTATTGGCTTGCCTGATCGTGTGTATAATCGTGTGGAAATTATGGCGTACGTTCTTGTAATCGATGTCCCGGGCCTACCGCCGAGCCAGAACGCCAGAATGGGCTTTCGGGAGAGGGCTCGCGAGAATCTCAAGTGGAAGCGCCTGGTCGGGATGCTGGTGGCTGGCAAGAAGCCCCCGAGCCCGCTTCTGAAGGCCACGGGCGATGTGGTCCTGCACTCCTCGCGGCCCAGGGATCACGACAACCTGATCGCCAGTATTAAGCCGCTCTGGGATGGCCTGGTCGAGGCCGGCGTGCTATCGGACGACACCTGGGAGGTTATTGGATGCCCGACCTACCGCTGGGAGAAGGCCCCGGCCAAGCTCGGCCACGTGGTGATCACCGTCGAGGCCGACGGCGAGTCAGAAGCCACGCCGTGAAGATCAGAAGCGGCACCAGGACCCGCAGGTAGTCCTGCGGCCGGGGCCCTAGCAATGAACCGGGCCCGGTCCCAAGGACGTGCACAGGCTGGCCTTTAGGCTGAAATGGTCCTGGTCGGAGATGCTCGAGAAAGTGCCACCCCAGATAATCGGAGCTCGCTTCTCGATCAGCCACTCGGAGATCTTGAGGAACCATGGCTTCGGCCACCGGGCGACATTGTCCGGCCCAAGCAAAAAAAGATCAATGGCTTCCGCCGGAGTCCGGTTATGCCGCGAGTTAGGCCAACGCGCACGACTCTTTCCCTCCCGGAAGAAGAGCTCCTGAGTCTCCTCGTCGCGAAACGCCCAGGAGACATGCGCGCCTGGAAATGCCGCGCGAATCCTCTCGAACCAGTCCTGCAGGATCGGGTGAGCAGTCGCCATCTTCTCGGAGCAAAGAGGGCACACCGCCACCGGATCAACGGTGTGGTGAATCATCACCGCCAAGCCTTGCATGACTCGATGAGTAAACGCAAATCTTCGGTTCGCTCGCAGGTGTATTGATCGAAGGCGGGATCCGTGCAGGAGATCGAGCGCTTCTCTGGTGCTCTCTCAAGGGACGCGCTTTGGTGGTTTCCCTGCCAGAGCGTGCCCTTGAGAGAGACTGACGCGGTTGTGCACGAGGAGAGCACCGGTATGGCTATCAGAGTGAAGAGTCTACCTCGGACGATCGTCAAAGGCGTTCTCCAATGCTGATGTATCACGGGTATCTTGAGCCTGTTTTGCGGCTTCGTCAATTTTCCGATTGAAGATCCATTGGCGGACCGCTTGCGCGAGCTTTTGGATGCCCGCGCCCAATGCCGCAAGGTTCTCAAGAAAGGCGATCCACTTCATGGCGCTCAGGCCTTCGGCGCGGAGAGCCGCTGCGGCAGCACCTGGTCAACGGCGGCGACAACGCTTTCGACGAAGTCGGCGCCCGCTTTCACGGTATCGCGCACCACGTACAGAAGCGACAGCGGCTTCTGGGACGGGATGAACCTGAGAATGCCGTCCACAACGACGGACGCAGCGGCAAGCACGGCACCACTTGGAATCGCGGCAGTCAGTTGATTGAATAGTTGCACTTTTCCACTCCTTGGTTACGGGTTAATGCCGATGCAACGCGATTTCGGCCAGGGTCACAAAGAGCGTGAAGCCGAAGCTGAGCAGGATGCACGCCCCGAGAAACGTCCAGCGAAACCGCTGGAGTGTCTCCACCCTCTCCTCGAGCTTTCGGATCCTCCGATCCTGTGCCGAGGCCTGCTCTGTCAGCCTGCCAATCAGTCGATCCGTCGACATCATGACACGTTCACCATCCTTGGCGAGTTCGATACCGCGTTGCCCCAGCTCCTATCCTACGGCCGATCGGCGGGCGTGCAAGCGCGCTTTTTCAATTGATCCGGATGAAAAAATTGATCGTGTAGTTCTTGGGCGCGGTCTCGTTCCCGCCCGTGGTATTGACTGAAATCCCAGTCGTCGAGCTCGTGATCTGGTCGGGGTCATAGCCGTCCAGAGCAATCCCCTGTTGGAGTGCGCCGATATTGCTTCCACCCACGGTCCCGTATCGGCAAATCAGGTCATCGCCGTAATCGCTGATTGGTGGCCCCTGATTGTAGGCCAAGGCGTGGTCGTGGCCGGGGTCAGTGATGGTATGGGAGTGTGAATCCAGCTTATCAGCGGTGTAGGTGCCGGGAGCGAGCACTCCGTCCGGGTTCTGCTTGCCATCCGTTCGGGTGCCGGCCGAGGATCCGCCGTTATTGGAGGCGCGCAGAAACTGGCCCCGGAGGTCCGGGATCGTCGAGCTTCCGGTCACCGTGGCGTAGGTGGATCCCGCGACGTTGCGGCCGTCGGCGAGCACCCAGGTCATCGGAGAGGGCGGCCCCGGGAGCTGGTCTTGGAAGGTCGGCTCATCGAGCATCGAGGCGATGATCGAGCCCACCGGGAGCAGGATGCCCAATAGCCCGTTCACCGCTCCCGCCATCGATTGGAGCATGTTTTCAGAGACCGGCTGGTTGAAGGTCACCGCGGGTTGCTGGATCGGAACGAATGCGGATGGGACGTTTGTCATGTAAAATTTACCTCAGTCGATTCTGTAGTAGCCGGTGCCGTCGGGATAGCCCAGGCCCTCGAGATACTGGCCAGCCGAGGGCACGAAGCCCAGCGAGCTTGCCATGGTGACGGTCGAGCCCGAGACCGCCTGGACGATCGTCTCCGGGCTCTGCACGCTGTAGTCGGTGTTCCGGACGATCCCTCGGGTGCCAAGGACGATCTCGGAGGCCCCGGACACCACCGTGAATTGGGTGACCGAAGTACCCGAGGCAATCAGAATGCTCGGACTCACGTGGCAGTAGAGAGCCTTGAGCAGCGCGTCGACGCTCGCCGCCGTAGAGGCCGGGTAGGGGGCGATGTCCAGGATGTAGCCAGATGCCGGCGTAAAGCCCAGGGCTGGCGATATGAGAAGCGCGGTCGGGTCGGTCGGGCTTACCCCCTGGAGAACGGAAGAGCCCGTCACAGACCAATCTGGAGCGTGCACCTGGATGCCTTGGCCGAGCAGAGGAGTCCACTTCGCGATCTCGTGCGCGTTGTCGCTCTGGCCAAAGCTGGGCAGGATCCGAAGCGCGCTTGTGGTGCAGCCCGAGTTCAGGCTTGATGAAGGCGAGACCAATCCGAAGCGAGAGAAGATGTCGAAGCCCAGGCCGCCCAGGAGCTTCAGCCGGACGTTTCCGGTCACGATCTGGTAGGTCCGATCGATGACCTCGAAGAGCTGGACCCCGAGGTTCCGCTCCCCGGTCGCGTAGTTCATGATCTGAAGCTGGCCGTTATCGACCAGGACCACGACGTCGGAGACCTCGATCAGCGAGCCCACGCTCCAGTTGACGGTGAGCTCGATCCAGACCAGGCAATTCTTGAAGCGGTTCAGCAGCGCGGTCCCGCGCGCGCTTGCAATCGCGGCCCCGCCGAGGGAGGTCTTGATCCCCTGGGCCTGGATCGGCAGGATCGTCGTCTGGTTGAAGTTGCCGGCGCTCTCGGTGTCGACGAAGTACTGGATCGACTGGTAAGCCTGATTCAGGATGTCGTAGTCGTACTCGTAGGAGATGACGTTGTAGAAGCTCCGCTGGTTCGTCGCTCGAGTCGTGACGATCTTGTCGGGGTCGAGCACGTTGGTGTAGTCGAGCTGGACGATCCTCGAGCCCGAGCCCGGCAGCGGCGGCTTCGTGATGGCAAGCGAGATCCGGCCGTAGCGGCTCACGCCATAGCAGCCGAGCGGCAGGTTCACGTCGCCGTCGATCGTGTCCTTTGCCATCGAAGGGGAGTCGTAGTAGAGGCGAAGCGACGAGCTCCCCGCGGTCGCGAAGTAGTTGGAGTCGATCGCCTGATAAGTCTCGACATCGACCTCCGCAGTCGAGCAGCCGGCTCCGCAGCTGACCGGAAAGGTGTCGTACTGCGATCGGAAGGCCACGAGCGCGCTTGTTGAGCTCTCGACGGTCGGGAAGGTCACGTTGGTCTGAACCCTCGAGACTCTGCCCGTGGGGCCCGTCGAGAGGCCGGTCACCATGCCGGAGACATTGTTTCCGGATGCCGCGGAGCCCGAGATGTAGAAGAAGTCGCCGACCGAGATCCCGAGGTTAAAAAAGGCGTCCTGGGTGCTCAGAACGAAAGAGGTGGGGAGAGAATCGAGCCCATCGATCCCGATCGAAGAGAGCGCGACATCCGAGATGCAGGGGCCATCCCAGCCTGAGAGCAGAAGCTTCAGCGAGAACTCGAGCCCATCGATCCCGGAATTGGGCGCCTGGCCGAAGCCCACCGATGGCGTGACTGACGCGCCGAGCGTGTGGTCGGCGGCATCGCTCCCGAGCACCGCGCGCGTGCACAGCACCTGAGTCGCGCTCAGGATCCCGGTCGGACCGTACTGGAAGATCTCGGAGTCGACTGTGAAGTAGGTCGTCACCTCGGGGTCATAGGTGCCATCAGGCCCCAGGATCTGAGGGGGAAGGACCCCGGTATTGGCAAGCGTCACCGTGATGGGCGAGCTCGCGGTCGCCGCGATGTCAGCCCCCAGGCTCGTGCTGCCAAAGGCGAAGACCGGCTGGCGCGCCTTGTTGGTGGAGTCCGAGATCTGGAGCTTCACAAGCCCCGGCGGGCACTGGATCTGGGTGATGTTGCCGCGGTAGACGATGACGTAGTCCTCGGGGTAGCTCGTCTGCGCAAACCCTAGGTAGAGCGTGCAAAGCCGCCCCATGATCTCGGGCACCGCTGCCGACGGCGAGAGAAGCGCCGAGACCTCCCCGTTGTAATCGACGAGGGAGAGCGTGATGGTTCCGATGTTCCCCTTTCCGCTCTCGGGCTCGATCCGCTGCTGAATCGTCAGCCCCGAGTCGATCTGAAGGAAGGGCTTGACCGCGCCCGTCGCACGCAGGCTCCCGTAGAGAAGCCCGGGCATCCCGTAGACGAGCCCGGGATCCCCGTAGCGGACCCGCGTGTAGGTGTCAGAGAGTCCAAACAGCGTGTCGATCCCGTCGATTTGAAGGACGAGCGCCAGCTGTTTGGACTTCTGAGCGTTCCAGGCCAGATAGGCGCTGGGGTAGTTTCCAAAGGTCGTCACGAGACCTCAGTGCGGAGTGGTGAAAATCTGACGATACCTGACATAATCGACCACCAGTTGTCGATTATTGGTTCCGGCAAGCTTCGTGATCCGGAAGAACATATTGCACGAATTGGCAATCGCATGCGGAATGTGGGAATCCGTCACCGTCGAGACCAAAACCCCGTCGATGTAAAAACGCGCGCTCGCCGCGTCGGCCGCGACGACGATTCCGAGTTTTGCCCAGGTCCCACCCACGGGGGCAACCGACGTGTTTTGATACGTCGCCGTCCCGTTGCCGAAGCCCACGCGCCAGTTGCCGCTATTGACTCCCTGATTCCATTCGAACCACAATCCCGTATCTGGAGGCGTGTCGTTTGTCTGAAATGTATTTCCGAAGCCCGCCCAGATATCCGCATCATCGGTCACGTCAGGCAAGGTCGGAATGTAAATCTCGGACTCGTAGAACGCCTCGCCCGCCCCCCAGACAAAGGACTGGCCCGTATAAATGATTGCACTCCCATCGGTATCAGTTCCCGTCTGAAGGCGCACAATTCCGGGATGGGAAGTATCGACCATGGTGTCCCCGCCGGCGGAGCCCGCTTTTGCTCCAGTTCCATGCGCTGAATTCTGGAAAGATGAATTCGAGGACGTGGGCTGATAGCCGGTAAAATGCTCGAAGACGTTCATCACGTAGGCGGGCTCGAAGTCCTCGATGAAGCCCCCGGCGTCTCGAGAGACCGCGGCGCCCAGCGCCCCCGGAGTCGTCGTCGCCTGAAGCGTCAGTTCGGGCGTCGTCCCACCCGAGGAGTTCCCCGAGATCCCGTTTGCGGTCGCAACTGAAACCGCAGTGACTCCGCTACTGCCGCCACCGCTGATCGATGGCAAAATCGTTGTTCCAGACGCCATGAGATCACCCCTTTCCGTTCAGGTTGCAGACGGTCAGGGTGCCCGTCGATGCCGTCGATGCCGGGGTCCAGACCAGACGGACCCACTCAACCTCGGTGGCCCAGATGTCAAACATGTGGTCGCCCGCGCCGGTGACGGCAAGCGCCGAGTCCGTGTAGTCGCTCCAGTGCGTGACCTGGCTCGCTCCCGCCTGACCCTGCGGCTGCGTCGGATCGTTGCTGACCTGAAGCTTGAACGTGCCCAGGGCTCCAGACCCTGTCCAGACGGCCTGGATGGCATAGGCGGTTCGGTCGCCGACGAACATGGGGTTGGAGTTGAAGCTTGCCGAGAGATCCCCCGAGAGACCAGCAATCAGGGTTGGATTTTCAATTTGAATCATGACGTGATTTTCCCTTCTATTCTGCTGTTATGAAATGGCATACCACGTGGTCGTCGAAGCTCTGTACACGAAGGTTTGCCCGCGATTCGTGCCCCCGATGGCCGACTGTCCACCGATCACATTTGCAGCCGTACCGCCGGCGTCTTGCCAGGTGACTGACGTGAAGGCTCCAGCCGAGGCCACCCAATAGATTTGACCATCGATGGGCGAAGAGGGGAGCTTGATGGTCAGCGTCGTACCGCCAGCGCTATTGATCATGAGGCCTGACGTGTTGGCGGAAGCCGTAATGGTCCCGCCCGTGGCGGTGGAGGTATCATAGCCTGGCGTGGCTACCGCAGCGCTGTTCGTGGCGTTGCCGATCACGGTTACCGCGCCACCGAAGTAACTCGCATTCGTTCCGCTTGAATAAAGAGCGTAGGTCCCGGAGGGAATGGTCGTCGTATTGAGAAGAAGTCCAGTCCGATTCGTCGCGTTGGTGACATTGTTGACCGCTAGACCCGCATGGCTCGTGATCGTCCCGGCATTTGTCGGACTATCGATCAGCACGCCGTAGAAGTTCGTCCAGGTCATCGAGCCGGAATTGGTCAGCTTTCCGTAGTATCCGACGCCGTTTGTAACCGTTCCCGTGGAGCTCGAGAGCGCGCGGACATCGGCATGGTATCCAGCCATCCCGTAAGTGCTATTCGTCCAGTTCTGAGTATTTGCGGCCGCGAAGCGGGGCGAACTGTAGTATCCCGCCAGCTGATTTGAGTTGCTGGCGCTGGTTTCCGAGAAGGCAACAAAGGAGGTATTGGCCCGGAATGCGGACGAGATGCTCGATTTACTGGTATCTTCGTTGATGATCGTGTTGTTGCTATCCGCCGAACCGACGTAAAGGTTAGTTCCCGCAACGGTCGGCGCGGTGACCGTTCCGCTGAAGGTCGGACTGGCAGATCTGACCACGGTCGAGCCCGTACCGGTCGTTGAGCAATCCGACGGTGTTGAGGCGCCCCCGCTGAGATTGCACTTCACGGTTCCATCAGCCATCGAAGCAAGGTTGGCGTTGGTGATCCCGGCGGAGCCACTCAGGTTGGAGTTGCTGAGAAGGCTCCAGCCTGGATTCGCGGAGGCGCCTCCACTGACAAGCACCTTGGATGTCGAGGAGTCTGGCGCGATAACGCTCGCTGTTGCTCCGGATCCGCTGGCAAGGAGTCCGTACTGATTCGGCGTGATCGCCTGGACCGTGCCCGAGCTCGGCCAGGTCTCCGTCGAGGGCAGCTGGCTGTTCGAGATGTTGCCGCTTAGGCTCGAGAGCGCTGGAATATATGCGCTTGTCAGCGTGCACCATCCGGCGATGTTTCCGGAACCGGGCATGCAGTAGACCTGATTGGCCGTGCGAGCCAGAGCCGCCTGGGTCAGAAATAGAATGGGGATCAAAAACCATTTCTTCATGCGGTGCTCCCTCAGAAAACCTGCAGCCACTTACTGATTCCGTCGGTCTGCCAGCGGTTGGAATCTCCGGCCCCAAGGGCTGGAATCGTAGTCTGGTTGTTGAAAAGATCTCCGACCGATCGATACTGATTCAGGTCGTTGCTCGCTCCGAAGCCCACGTTGGCGATCAGGATCTCAAAGCCAGGCCAGCAACTCGAGGCCGCCGGGAACGTGAAATCGAGGGCGCCGGACGTGGTGTCCATCCAGTAATCGCTGATCGAGTAGTCTCCCGTGGTCGCGACCGTTCTGGTGACCTGACGCGGAACCGAGAGAACGTAGCCGTCGGTATCGGAGCCTGGCGTGAGACGCGAGATTCTTGGATTATTCCGGGAGTCCACCCAAAGAAATCCATTCGAGAGGGCGAAGGGCGTCTTGTAGCTTCCGGAGGCCACTCCGCTTGCTGCGACCGAGGGCGTCAGCGTGGCGTCTGGGTTGTCCTGGTAGATCAGGAGCTTCGGCGGAGTGTTGTTCGAGATCTTGACGGTCCCCACTTTGTCCGCAAAAATGGCGTAGTTGTTGGTCGTGCCGGTGAGAATATTGTCGTGGAGGTACCAGTTTCCACTGACCTGGGTGGTCTCGTTGTGGGAGATCAGAGCGGTTGAGAATCCGGTGACCGCGCTGTTATCGACGAGGCAATCTCCCATCGTCCAGTCGTTCAAGGCGTGGAAGAAGATATTGTTCGTCTGGGCCGTCTTGAAAATGCAGCCCAGGGTCTTTAGGCCGCGCACCGACAGCAGGAACATATTGAAGGCATCGGATCCCTTGAAGACGCAGCCGTTGAACACGATATCGGTCATGTTGCGGACGTAGGCGCCCGTGGTCACGAGGGCCTGTCCGCCGACATCGGTCGCGTTCAAAAACTGGCAATCCGAGATCAGGTAATTTGAGCCAGAGGCTGCGTCATCTCCGAAGAAGCTCGGGATTTGGAAGCCATCAAAAAAGCAGTCGCTCATCAGCAGCCCGTCAGCGATAACGCTGACGCCCTGCTTGTCCCGGCCCGGAGTCGTGGTCTTTAGAAGGCAGTCTTCGATTCGAACTTCCGAATTGATCCCAGCGGGATCCCCCTTCCAGAGGCTCTCGACGCTGAGATTCAATCCGAAGCCATTGCAATCAGGCGCGGTCCAGTCCGCAATCGAGATCCCCTGGCCGCTGATGTTGATCGAACTCCCGGTCTGACCCCGAACCTTTCCGTTTCGGACGCTCAAGTACTTGGCCGACGAGGGGTCTCCGACCGCGCTGAGGTGCAGCGGGGTCGACATGTCGCCGATCCCGTTGTCGTTCAGGATGTTGTCCACATCGACGTAGCTCGATCCGTAGATCGCAAGGCCTTCGACAAAGCAATCGTGGATGTAGAGATTCCGGATCCTAAGCCGCGTGCAGCGCGGGAACGCCGCCGCATATGCGTAGGTGTAGGGGAAATCGGTTTTCGTGTTGGTTGAGGCGAAAACGATGACGGTGATCTTCGTTGCAGACCCACCCGTTGCGTTGGCGCTCATGGTCACCGTCGTGCCTGAGATGCCCGAAATCGTGGTTCCATTCGGGATGTTGGTCCCAATCAGCTTCTGTCCGGTTGCAAGCGCGCTGGTGTCCGAGACGTTGGTGAGCTGGTTGGAGCCGCTGGTCACCTTGCCCGAGACGATCGTGACCCAGCCCGGGCTGAATTGCTGGGAGTAGTTCTTGATCTCGATGTTCTCGACTTCGATGTCGGTGCAGCCGTCGCAGAGCACGAGCGAGCGGTCGCCATTCAAGCCCGCGCCGATGGCGCTCGACTCCGATCCATTCCAAGTCATGTCCTTGAAGCCCAAAAAGCTCTCGCCACTGGCATCAAAAAGCGGCTTGCTTCCGTAGGCGTCGGTCCCGGCCTTGATCGTCGTCACTCCCTGCCCGTCGCCGTAGAGTCGGGTGCTCGAGCCGATCGACACCGGACCCGAATTAATTAGGTAAGTGCCCTTCGGGAAGTAGGTCGCACCACCCTCATCAATCGCGGCCTGGATCGCCGCGGTGTCATCGGTTACCCCATCACCCACCGCGCCGTAGTCCTTGACCGAGACAATGGGGTCGACCCTCTGCGCGTCGACATCCCAGAGGCCATTGGCGGTCGAGTTATCGCGGCAGACGATCCAGGCCGCCTGCGCGGGCTCGAGCGCGGTGATCAGAGTCGTACCGTCCACGGCGTAGATCGATACGATTGCCGACGCGGTGTTGTTGAACTTGAAAGCGCGTCCGACCGTGAGGGTCGTCGCATCGGGGAGCGTGACCTTCTGGGTGGCCGCGCCCGTGAAGGACTGGAAGGTCGGAGAGCTCACGAGGAGCGCCAGGGTGGCCCCCGAGGTTGTCGTCCGGACGTAGCCCGCCTTGAAGTACTCCTGACCGAGCCATGCGGCGTTTGAGGCGGCTTGATTGACTGGCTGGCCATTGACGATCGACATCGGGTTACCTCATCCGGGAATGAACTGCTGAACCGTGACGTCAGGCACGATTCGGAAATTGAGCGGTCCGGTCTGATAGAGATTCGGGAAGTTCGGGAGCATCTCCTTCATTTGGTAGCCGAGCCCCTTGCTGTCGTATGCGGTCTTCTCGAGCGTGACCTGGTAGAACGTTCCTGGTGAGCTGATCTCCGGCGTGAAGTCGAAGGGCTTCTGCTGGATCAGCCAGTAAAAGAGCTGCTGCCAGCTCGAGAGCACGTTGCGCGACTCGTAGCGGAACTCGACATCGATGAACTTCTGGATCTGAAAGACCACGGCCTCCTTGATCCCGGCCGCCGAGACGTTGACGTTGCCGAAGACCTTGGCCTGGTTGTAGTCGTTCAGATAGTTGTAGCCGATGTAGGCCGGCACCAGCGCGGTCCCAGTCGTGCTCGATCCCGTATAGGTGGTGTCCCCGCTGTAGTCGGTCGTCAGGAATCCAATCAGAGAGGCCACCGATGCCGCCTCATTTGGTCCGGATCCGAAGAGGATCTTGAGATAGCTTCCCGTAGTTCCAATTGAGACCCTGTTCTGGAGGCCTCCGAGCACGGTCCGATCCGCGGCTGCCGAGTAGACGTTGGCCGGATCCGCGGCGTTCATCGCGGACGCGATCTCTTCGAGAAGCGAGGTCAGCGAGTACTCCCCGATTTCAAGGGTTGCGGTCAGAACGGGCCCAGCGTTCACGGCCTGGAAGTCAATGAACATATTATCTTCAGTGATAGTATAGCCGTACAAAAACAGACTCTGAGCTCCTAGCGCCATTGCTTATCCTTGTGTTTGCGCAAAATCGGAGTCATGAGCGCATCACGCTCTGGCCATCCCTTACACAGTCGGACACCCACCAGTCGGCGGGTTTTTCCAACGCGGTCACACCATTGCGACAAGGTCATGGTGATACCATCTATAGTAATTAAACGATTAGACCGACGATTGTTGCATTGCTCCTTTTTAGTGGCCCATCTGCAATTATTTGGAGAATAATCGCCGTTATTATCAATGCGATCGAGACTGTGCAGCCGCGACGGCGCCCTGCCCATGTCATCGAGAAAATTTTCAAAAGAATCGATCCAGCGATCACATATGGTAATTCCTCTGCCTCCATATCGAAAATACCACCGATAATTGGTGTCGCAGCACCTTTGTTTCATTGCACCCCACGCAACGTATTCCTTCGATGGCTTTCTGTTTCTAGTTTCCAAATGTGATTTACTCATATTTCGTTCACACGCCTATCTGGTTATAGGTGAAGCTAGTTGCGTCTGTCTCTGCCCTCATCAATTCCATTAGTGTACGTTGGGCTCCTTGCGTATCTAGTAGGTGTCCCTGCACATTTATCACTACGTTTCGTTGCGGGGTCTGCTGCTGAGCTGCAACGATTGCCTGCTGCTGGTCGGTGGCATCGGACGCCGTCTGGGGTGGGGTCGAGGCCGGAGAGCTCCCGGTCGGGATGCCCGCGCTCTGCGCCTGACCAGGGGAGGCGATCGATCCCGAGACCGAGACGCCGGATGACGCCGCGCCCGCCATGGACTTCAGCGCCGCACCCAGAGCGACCAGGCCACCACCTGCCGCGATGGCCAGGGGGTTCGGCGGCCAGATCCCGGAGAGTAGCAGGAGCTCGCCCTCGGCCTCCGCGCGGTCGCCCAGCATGTTGAGGAAAAACCCCTTCATGGCCTGGGCAGCGCTATCGGCGATGTTCTGGCCCTGGGCGATCGAGGTCCCGATCTGCTCGAAGGCCGCCATGGAATTCTTCTGAAAATCCGCCATCACCGCGGTCCCGAAAGCCCCCATGTCGGCGAGGTCGGCCTTGGCCTTCTGGCTCATCTGGTGGGCGGCTCGCTCGACGCCCTGAAGCGCGGTCTTGGATTGAGTGACGTAGGTCTGCGTCAGCTTCTGGCGGAGTTGCTCCGTCTGGGTCTCATCGGCCCTCACCTGGGCCTGATAGCGCCTGTCCTCGGCCGCCATGAGCTCGATTCGGCGATGGTCATTCGCGTTGTACTGTGCCTTGATCGCCTCCAGGGCCTGCTGATGCTGGCGCTCAGCTTGGATCTGCCGCGCCTGAATGGCGCGCTCGATGTCGGCTTCCGAATTGACGAACTGCTCCTTGGCTTTCGCGGTCTGCTCGTCGAGCTTCAGAATCTCTTTCTGGAACTTCTCGTTATTCCGCCGCAGGATGTCCTGGTTGACGACATCTTTGTGCATCATCTGATCATGATGCTTCTCTTTAGCTGCGTCGGCTGCTGCCTCGTTTCTGGCGTGCTCCGCCGCCTGGGAATCGAGCTTTCGGAGCTGTTCCTGGTAGTCGGCCAGATCGGCCTTCACCTTGGCGATAATCTTCTCATCGCCTCCACCGAAGATTTTGGTCAGAAGAGAGCCCGATTTCTGGCGCTCCTCCATCGTGTTCAGCTGATCCTGAAGCTCCTTGATCTTGATCCGAAGCCCCTCGGCGTGCGCCTGTGCCTTCTCGGCACCGGAGCCAAACTGCTCCTTGAGAGCTGTCCCAACCTTGTGCGCGGCTTCTGCGATCCCCTGAAATACGGACTTGAAAATGGGTCCTAGCGTTGTGCTGAGTGCCGCCGCCACGCCTTCGGTGAACTCCCTCCACGCGACGTGTAGCTGGATGATGTTGGTCTTGACTGTGCCGCTCTCTTCCGAGACGTCCTTGAACTTCGTGTGGGCCTGCTCGAGCACAGCGTTCAGGATCGCCTGCTGCTGGCCCTCTTTACTGAGCTCCTCGGTCGTAACACCGATCTGTTTGGCCATGGCCTGCATGGCCTTCGTGGTGTCGATGTTGATCCCCAGATGCTTGAGCATCCGGGCATTGCCCATCTCGATCGCACGGGCGATTTCCTGGAAGTTCGTCTGAACGTCTCCGCCCATGACTGCGGTGACCTTCCGGGCAAGCTCCATGATCTCGGGAAGCTTCGATGCCGATGCTCCCATCTGAACGATTGCCGCGTTGGCGGCCTTCAGAAGATCCGCGGTTGAGACCAGGCCGCCTGCGGCCTCCTCGAGCCCGGACTTCAGCTTCTCGGTGGATATCCCAGCCTGCTGCCCCAGGGTCTCGAACTGCTTATTGACTCGGGCAAGCTCCTCGCCCTCAGTCGTAAGATCGAGCGCCTCCTTGAAGGCATAGACGGCCAGTTTCACGGCAGCCATGGCAATCCCGAGCTCGCCCAGCATCAGGAGAAGGCCTGAGAGGTTTTCGGTCTCTCCGATCTCTCGGATGACGCCCAGGGCCTCGTTGCCCGACTTCAGGAACTCAGACGAGTCGAGGTCGAGTACGAAGCGTGTTGGATTATCGCCGCCCTCAGCCATAACCCAGGAATGCTCGCTTTCTACCCATGACCAGCTTCATCAGGTCGGTGGCATCCTGGGTACCGGACTCGATCACGGGCCCCCCAGGTTTTTCCGGGAGCTTCGTCGCCCCATCGGGATCAATCAGAGCCCGGTAGCGATCCTTCACCCACTCGTAGGCCTTTCGGTTGGTGTCGTCTCGCGCCAGCATCAGAAGGTCGGCGAACTCGGAGAAGCGCCGGATCTCCCGGTGTCTGGCCTCCCGGTGGAAGGCGAAGAACGTCCGGATCGGAAGCCCCAGAACGTAGTCCACCGTCCAACCATGGACCTCGCAGAGGAACGAGACCGCCGGCACGAAGTGCCAGATTACCGGATCCCCGAATCCGTCATCTTTTTTTTTTCGGTGTCCTCAGGGGCCATGGGCTGACCCGTCACGTGCTTGATCACGAGATTGAGCAGCCCATGGACCTGTGGAAGTGTCATTGCCTTAAGAATACTGATCGTGAAGTCCGGACACACAGCGGAGATGTAACGGTGGTAGGCCTCGTAGATCTGCTCGCTACTGATCGGAAGACCCTCGCCCTGGGACTTGATCAGCTGGCGGACCTCCTCGAGCACCTCGGCAAGCTGCAGGAAGGTCTTCGTATCTACCGGCTCGCACCGGTAGACCTTCCCCTGAAATCGGAAGCCCACGGGCTCCGCGATCAGCGCGTCGAGGTCGGCGACCACCCGGACAGGCTCCTTGGCCTGATCCCGGGAGGGTCGCAGTCTATGAAGGATCCCCGCCATCGTTCAGGCCCCTCAGCTCACGTTCGACGCGGTCGTTGCGATCGTGAAGCTGTCGCCGCTGGCGAAATCAGGGCTGCCATCGGAGATCAGGAAGCTGATCGGATTGCTATTGAACGTGGACCCGACCACCGCAAGGCCCAGCGGTCCGCTCTGGGAGCCCGAGACATAGAATGTCCCGGTCGCGCCCGGCTTCTCGCAGACCATCGTGATCGTCTCGGTCTTCGTGTAGGTGTTGTTGACGGCGATCGATCCCACCGAGCCACCGCCGGTGTTTCCGGTCGCGGCTACCGCGGAGCCCGCGGACGCCGCGGTGATCCCGATCGAGGGGTCGCCGAAGATCATGAAGCGCGGCGGCTGAGTCGTGAAGTCCGGATACATTGTCCAGACGATCTTCATCGCCTGCTGCGCGGAAGGGGAGAAGTCGTATTCGGTCTGACCTTCGGCGGTCGCGAGAAAAATCTTGATGTCTCCGCTCAGATCGGAGTCCGCGCGGGACAGCGGGTGGAGAACAAGGGCTCCGGCGACGCCCGCCATCGAAGCGCCGACGTCTGAGTCGAAGTAGAACGAGGAGTTCGGCCCGTTGGTGACGAGCTTGTGGGTCGGGAAGAGGACCTTCCAGTTCGCCTTGAGCTGGGTCTCGGCCAGCGAGGTCTCGATCTGCACGTCGAAGCCCGACGCGCGCTTGTCGATGATCGTCGAGCCCAGCTGATCGGATTTCAGGTCGGAGAGCTTCTCGGTAATCTTGACCTTGACGTTGCCAAGCGTCGCCCCGAGGTCCACCCCCTTGTAGGTCACGCGACAAGGGGTGAGCTCGAAATTGCCTGGCGTGATCGTCGAAAAGCTCTGTGTCATGTGTGGGCCTCCGTGGCTATCTCAGGTTTTCCATATGCTCGACTTGAAGCTGTAGACTCATTTCCTGCCGGAACACGGCTCCCGTCGCCTGATCCGCGGTCAGGTTGATGATCCCTGAGAACGTGCACTTCTGCACTCGCGAGAACAGCCTAAGTTTGCCGTCTGAAGTTGTCAAAGTAACGAGGTGCAGCAACTGCATGAGCGCTGCCTGGTAGCGCCAGGCTTTCGGGACCACGAGGCGCTTCACACGGTCCTCGACGACGGCGGCGACGACGATCTCGTCGAGAGCGGCGATGAAGTTCGCGTTTTTCACGTCGTTTCGGATGTCCATGCCCTGGATGATCGTGAAGATGGCCGGAGCCCGGTAGACCTCCGCCGTTGGATAGTTGAAGTACTCGTGCGGCGGCTCGGTCGTCACCGAAGGGTCGGCGCGCGCCGTCCTCACGTTCTGAAGGGCGGTAGCGATGTAGGTCCGGATCTGCGACTGGATCAGATCCACCGCGACCTCGGCCCCGAGATACGCTCCCGTACCGATCGGCTGGAGAGTCGCGCCGCTGATCCCCGCAGGCCCGCTCATGGGGAAGTCTCCACGTCCTGGCCCAGGATGTACGATCTCAGGACCGCCTTCATCTGGGTGATGGAGTCATTGCTAAAGGTCATGAATGGGCGGTGCTCGGCCGCGTGGTGCGGGTAGGTGAAGGGGGTTCCATCGGGATTCGTTCCGCTCTCCTCGACTGAGATCACCATGGAGTCGTCGGTGAAGAGCGCGCGGTGCTGGCCGGTGCCCTCGAGCACCCCGCCACCTGGACCGATGACGGCGCCGGCGAGCATGGTGGTGCCCATCATCATCTTGGTTCCGCCGCCCGGGTAGCTCTGCCAGGTGCCGGCCGGACGCTTCGCACTCTTTCGCCGTGGGCCTCCGCCGTAGCGCCGCAGCTTGTAGGTCGCGTACTCCGGGTTCAGTGGATCCCAGGGCGCGCCCTCGCTGGCATTCTTGGTCTGGAAGCGCTTCATCTGGAGCTTCTGATAAAGAGGGTAGACCCCTCGAGCAAACCCAGCCTTGGCCCCCGTGGCGCGCCCGAGCATGGCCTGAAGGAAGTCCGTGATCCCGTCCTTTGTCGTCCGGATGCCCACCCGATCACTCATGGCATCTCCCGGACATTGCCCCGGATCAATCCGAAGTTCGGTGCGAGCGCGCGATCCTGACGAGTCGAGTAGTAGGACTTCCGGGAGGCGTCGGCGTCCTTCTTGTACTGGTCGGCCATCTGCTTGAAGTCGCTCGTGTTGTAGGTGGGCGAGTTCTTGGGCGCGTCCTCGACCTTCCACTCCTGGGAGGCGTAGGTCCGCCACCGCATCGCCATCTTTAGGCACCCCTCGCCAGCCGCGTACTTCAGAAGAGCGTCGACTAGGCCGGCAGGCGTCTGCGTGTAGTCCGGGCTCGAGGAGAGCCAGCGCGACGCCACCTGCAGGAAGGTGTCGAGCTCGACGACGTCGAACCACTGA